CTCGCATGGGCGTCTAAACCGGAAAGGTATTCACGTAAAAGCGGCTTAAGAGCCAGGCTCCAAAGGCTGATTAGGGGTGCCATCGGGTCGTTGTGTCTCCAGAGAAGGAATTTCCGAAGTCGACCAGCATCTTGAAGCTCCCGCCGTAAGAAATGAACCACATCGAAAAAGTAAGTGTGACCGATTTCGTACTGTGAACCGAGAAGGGGGCTCTCCCTGATTGCGGTGTTAAGTGCCAGCGCGGCTGCCGCAAGACGAGCGAACTCTTCGCTGACTCGATCCCACTCGTGGTAAGGCGCAGACTCGTTCGTCCACATTTGTTCGATCACCGCCAAGAGATCTGGCGCACTAAAAGGACATTCGATCCAGAGAAATCTCCGTCGAAGGGCGAAATCTATCTGATCGATTGATTGGTCTATCAAGTTCATCGTACCAATAATGTACAAGCAAGCCGGCAACTTGATGGTCGTTGGGTCCCCATCGCCAGAGTTTCCTGGCAGGTCAATTGCTTCCTCCCGGTTCTCAAGCAGCGAAAAACATTCGCCGAGAAGACGACTCAAGTCTGCACGATTGATCTCGTCGAGAATTAGGACGTAAGGCAAACTGTCTGAATTGTTCTCGATATGCTTGATTAAATTCAAGAGGTAACCTGGCCTATACTCAGTCTTCCCGTTATCGCCAACATGTAAGCCCCGGATGAAATCTTCGTAGCTGTATGACGGATGAAGCTGGAGCCTGCGCACGTGGCTTGAAATCACAGGCTCAACGCTATCCAGTTCGCTGAAATACTTCGCCGCGCCCCACTCTCGGAGCGCCGATGCCCGCACGAGCTGGCTCGCAATTGCTTTAGCTCTATGGGTTTTTCCTGTTCCCGGAGGACCATAGAAAATAATCTGTCGTTTGTGGAGTATCGCCTCAAGCGGAACGACCCCGCCGAACCCCTCGGAATCATCGTACCAAGCTTCGCGGAGAGGAGACCAATAGAAATCGAGCGACTCGCCTGGGTGGATTCGTTCCAGTTCTTGGCGAGCAAGAAAGATCCTGCGGTCCATTGGAAGCGCCTGTGCGTCATCCCCAGCCAACTTTCGGAATGTTTCGTCGATCCTGCGCTTATGCGATCCGCTTGCAATGCGCTCAAAGTTATTCGGAAATAAAAGGTGCAAGAGGATGTGCCTCACCTGTGCCGCCTCTCCTCCTTCGACATCATCCAGAAAATCCATAAATTCCCACGGGTCGGCTAGCTTTGCTTTAGCCTCTTCAAGAGTGAGTTTTCTCCAAGCAAGCCCGAACTCGATTATGAAATACATCTCAAATCGTCGCCTGGTGTTATATCCAAGCCCGCCACTTCCGATACCATCTAAGAAAGCGACGCTAACTGGATGGCTTTCTGGAAACAGGTCCTGATCTCCAGATAGATTCAGTATCCCCAGAATAAGATCTCGCTTTCGGGCTCCTCCCACACTCGACGGAAACAAGAGGTAGATGGCCATCACGTCGGCAGCGAGTCTTATGACGTTCCTCCCTCCAGGTTTGATCTGATCCCAAAACTTCTCCTCAAAGGTGCGGTCTGAGGCGTCTGGGGCATCGACGAAAACTTTGTGGAGTGTTTCCAAATTTTCGGTGGTCCATAATGAGGCTTCTTCAAAAATCAGAGATCCGTTCGATAGTAGGCAGCGGTCTCGAAAAGTCTCTGCTGCCGCGTAAATTGGATCTGTGTTGTGCTCGGAATGTTTCGCCATGCCTAAAAATAGGCAGGCGGAGAATGGTTCGCCGAGAGGAAAATCGTTGACTTTACCCCGGCCATAAGCAGCTCAGGCTTCCTTGGACAAATTTTCCGGTTCTTGAATGGGTTCCGTCGCCGTTGATTCCGCAGCCTCTCGTCCGATGATTTTCAGCATGGTCGCTGCCGCCGTTTGCATCGCCTCGCAGTCGAAGTAGTGGTTGGGGCGGTTGCCGATCTGAAGCCAGATCCATTTTCCTTTCTCCTTGGTCCGGTGCTCGCTTTCCATCTGGGCGAGGTATTCGTCCGGGATGTCATCGGGCACCTCCCACGTCACGCCATTGGCCGGGTCCTGGTTGCGCCGGAGCCGCGCCAGGCTGTCTTTGATATTCAGGTTGCTCCAGTAATGAACATTGCACCAGCGTCCGTGTGAGATCACCACCCGGCGGCGCGGGCTGTAGAAACGCTGGATCGGATTTCCTCCCCGAACCTTGTGGACGAAGGTGGCGCGGCGGTCGCCAATCAACGCCACCCACCCACGAGTGGAGCATTGCCGGTAGACCTCGTACGCGGCATGTCCCGCGTCCACGAACACAAGGTTCGAGTGAACCGAGAAGCGTTTCTGGATCGCGTCGATGTCCTCCCACGAAAGCACCCGCTCGCACCAGACAAGGCGCGAGGAGCCTTCCGCCGACCAGGACCGCACGACCAGGAAGAAGTGGTCCATCTGGCAGTCGACCGTAATGAACCGCAGCGGAATGACACTCGCCGCCTCGTCGAACGGCGGCGGCACGATACGGCCAGATGAATCCACGCCGCCCTCCTCGTGCCACGGCGCGCCCATGCGGTAGCCGCTCCTCGTGATCTCCAGCTTGAAATCTTCCACGTACTCGCGCCAAGGCAGCCCAAGCCGCTTTTGATAAAACTGCTGAAGGAGACTGACGTCACCCTTTCGGGCGGTCTGCTTGGCCCGCAGATAAAGTTCGGCCAACTGGCCCCACGACATGGTGGCGATGGCGTTCCAGTGGAACCCCACGTTTTCCCGGGCGGCCCGCAGGTTCTGTGCGATGAATTGCCCGGAGGCGTTCAGGCGGCGACGATTTTCGTCCGAGTCAGGGATCTCGTGTCGACAAGATGAACATCGCAGCACGGTTGTCGCCCGCACCCACGCAAAATCATACTGCTCGTTCTCGTCTTTGCAGTCTTTGGCCCACTCCACGTTTTCCCATAGGAATGGCTGCCGCTGGCCGCACCGGGGACAGGTGAACGTCCATTCCCGCTGGTCCGTGGTTTCGAATTTGCGGTGGGTGTCGTCTTCTTCCTCGCCACCCTGACTTATGAAGATGCATTTTCCGAGCCAGCCGAAAGCGGTCACGCGAGCCTCGGCTTCAGCCATGTGCCCAGACGGCCACCGCCAGGTCTCATCTCCAATGAGCCACCTGATCGAACGCCTCTGGAGGTTGCTCTTGTTGTGCGCTCCGGCGATCCAGAGCGTCATCCCATTGGCGAAATGGATCGTAGTGTTCCGCTTCTTGTGCGGATTGGATGGAAATAGGGCGCGAACGGGTTCACATTCATCGAACATTTTCTGAATCCGGGACTCGCTTTGGTCCTTGGCGTCTTCATCCGTCTGGTCGAGCCAGAGAGTAGGACCGGGTAAGTTGGCAACGATGTAACAGAGAGCAACCTCGGGTGCTGTCGTCTTACTCGACTGGACGCTGGCTATGATGGAAACCAGCCGCACCTTCGGATCGACGATAGCCTCGAGTACGTCCTTGATCTGTGGCGAGTTCTCGATGCGGAACCGCCCAGGCATTGGAGAATATGGGATCGAGGCGATATGTGCTTCGGCCCATTCCCATACGGGTTGACGGTCAGGGGGACGCCATGCCTCCCTCCAGATTGAATCAAGTTGAGCAACGCTTCCGTTCATGGTGCCACGCAGGCCGCGATAATCCGCTCTATGGTCGGACCTTTGATTTGCTTGTCCACCAAGCGCACTACCCGCCAGCCATCGAGCGTGGCTTCCAGGTACTTCTCGGCATCGGCCGCAAACCCTTGTGGCGTGGTATGGCGACCACGCACCCAAATGCCTCCCTCGACTTCAATCAGGGTCCTGGATGGCAGGTGTGCGAAATCAGCCCTCCACCTGCGCGTCGGGTGAAAGCGAAATTCCCGTTCCAAAGCGGGTCCTCCATGCGCCCGCCAGAGGAGAGCGAAGCGCTGTTCCAGCTTCGAAACTTTGCCGCCCTTCATGACGCAGCCCTTTCGTGGTTGTGAAGAGTTCGGCAAACCTCGTCGATGGCCTGTGCGCATTCTTCCCTGATTCCCTGTGCATCCTTGCCCGACAGAATTGGTGGAAGCTCGCTTTCAAATTTTGCTCGGAGCAACGCGATGGCCTTTCCGATCTGGGTGAGCCAGGAGCGGCGCACTTCCTCCAACAGAACAAATTCGCCTTTCTTTATCGCGACCTTCAATTCGCGTTCCTCTACTTCGGCCAGGAGCTTACGGGCCTTGAGCGCCTCCTCGTTCGTGGTGACAGGGGTGTTGGTTTTCAGCCCGCGTACCCGGACAAACTCTCGCCACTCGGACACCGGGAAT